TGTATCTTTACCTGATGAGATAACCGGATATGTTGATGTGAAAAATTGTGCATCATTCTCAACGAATGCAAATTCGTCTAAGAACAATAGGTTAATAGAAAGACCACGAATCGATGAGCCAGATGTGGCTGCCGCTATAATCTTACTATTATTCGAAAATTCTAATGAACCTTTGTTTAAAGCTTTTGTACCTGGTTGTAAGAAGAATGGTAGATTCTCTAGCATAAGAGTAATACGTGCAAGCATCTCACGTGCCGTTGCACCTTTGTTAGCTAATACAGCCACGGTTTTTTCTGAGTGAAATAAAACAAACCATAGAATATATGCAACAGATGAAATAGATTTACCGGACTGACGACAAGCCAATACAATATTAAATCTGTTTTTATTGAAAGAATCAAACATTTTCTCTTGATAAGGATATAGATCGAAGTCAACTAAGCCTTCGTCAAGAGAAATAACTTTACAATAGGTTCTTGCAAAATGTATAGGATCATCCATACACTTTTTATATTCTAATATTTCTTGCTGGGTCCATGAAGCGACAATACCGTCACGTTTTACATTTGGATTCCCTAAGTATCCATCACTCATCTTTTAATCGAGGCGTTATATCTATTACATTGTTAGTAGGTTTTTCTATCTTTTCTACGTCTTGTAACATTCTTTGTAGATCAGTAGTAGAACCAATGTATAGATTATTTGTTGTGCCTTCAGCTTTCATAGGTATATCATCATTTTTATTAATGTCTTTATTCTTTTTATTCAGATCCATTAACTTATCATTTACGTCACCGACATTCTTAATCATGCCAGATAAGACTTCGATAGCACGAGGATGCTCGGACTGTTGAGCAATCTCAATAGCCAAGTCTAAGGCATCTTTGCCTTTCTCGATTAACTCATAATAGGTTTGTCGAGAATATTCATAGTCATTTGCAATCTTATCGCTATCCATAATTCACCTATAAGCTGCTATCACCAACATAATTAGTATTATAACCTAGGAATCCAGGATCGCTAGGAGTTTTACTAAAAGACTTCGGCGTGTATTCTACGCTAAATCCAAATCCAGCTGAATCTGTACTATTTAAATCATAATTAACAATAGATTTTTGTATAACACTTTTGCCAGCATCTACTGGACCATAGAATGCTGTTTTCATTTCAAAATCTAAGACATATTGTAATACACTTCTATCTTGCATTGGTCCTTCAAAATCAGAAAGATAAGAAACACCTTGTAAAGTAAGCGGTATATCTTCTAGAATATCTGCATATTGAGAAAAAGGTTTCATAGTCATTGTATATTGTGGACTAAAGAATGGCAATATTTGTTCTACTATTTGTAATGCATCATCTTGAGATTTAGCGTATATTGTTAAAGAAAAGGTTATATTGTAAGGTACAGATCTTGTAACAATATCTTTTTTAGAGCCATGATCATCAATAGTATTGTTATGAAATGTTTTGTTTAACTTCTGTAATTGTCTTGTATCATCGTAGATGTATGATGTAATCTCAAAAGACATACGAGGTAATTTAAGTGCAACAGACTCATCTCGTTGTATGTCTGCCAAACCTTGAATACGTTCGATATACTTATCACGCGGAGCATAAGCTAATGGTACTCGTACTGTACTAATTACAGCACCAGCCGAATTCTTACGAATTACATACAAGTTAGTAAACAGCGAACCAAACGCGGCTACGCATTTTCTAACCTTCTGATGATAAAAGTGTGGACCGAACATTTCTTATCCTATTTGTTTATGATACTCATAATTTCTGGACTAATAATATTATCTTTGCCAAAAATTCTTTGAGTAGTCTTATCTGTTTCTTTATAATATTTGTCAGCCATTTCATCTAAAAAATCTTCAAGGTGATTCGAATGTGGTATCTGCTTATTACTGATCAGATCATTCACTACCTTAATGTATCCTTGTACTTCTCTTAATCCTACTTGAGGATGTACACCGTACTGTTGCATATATTCTATTGTTGCCGTACTTGCTCGTCCACCATCCATTAGATTACGATACATCAATTCAAATCCACGTCTTACGTGATGCCTTTTTTCAGATTCTTCAAACTCCTCTTCTGACCAATCTTCCACGCCATGAGCTTCTTTTAAATTATTATACGCATTAATTAACGTAGCAATATCTTTAAAAGAACCATTTATTTTACTTTCCATCATTTCTATGCCAACAAAAGCCGCACGTAATTTAGCACTTAGAACATTATTATCAGGATCATTGAATACTTTATCTTGTAACTTCTCAATGTTTCTTAATGCTTTAGCGTGACTCACTTGAGCTTCAGCCAATGCCATTTTACGTTTCTCAGTTTCTGCCAATACTTGTCTCATCATTCTCATTGGTGAATGACCATTAAGCATTGTAAGACTCATCATTGCCAAAGTTGATTGAGAATTATTCCTATCAAAGAATTTAGTTTTCTCATCTAACTCAGGCAGATATTCATTCACTAGTGCAACTGCTTGCGGATTGATCTTACTCTTAGATACAGGAGTAATACCAAATGTTACTGGGTCAGTTGCTTTTAATTCTGTATTCGTTTTTTTAACGATTTCACTCATAATAAACCTTTAGTTATAATATACTATTTATCACGCACCAGATGTTGCATCTAATCTATATCTTCCACCAGCTGATAGTGATCCAAAGTTATTAGAAATTGCGTCAGTGCTCATATTTACATTTTCTATATTGTTATACATTTGCGACGCATATCCACCACCTATAACTCCATGGGTAGGATTATTTGTTGCCGAAAGAGAATACTTTTCCGCACTCAAGCTAGCGACATTAGTTCCAGTTCCACCCGTTGTAATAGAATGTTTATCTACATGATCAATGTATGTCGGAGTACTACCATTAATACCACCCGCTGTAAAAGAATAACTTGCATCTGAAAAACCTGCAGAATATGCTCTAGCATAACCATTTGAGAAACTTCCGAAACTAGAAGCAGATCCGGTAGTTTGTATAGTTATTCTTTCAAAATAACCAACGTATTGTGTATCTGAAGTTCTTACACCACCGCTCCAACAACCATATGTATTATTTCCGCTACTAGCAGATCCTGCAACTGCCCAAGCCCAACCTAAATTACCAAATGAAGTAGAGTTACTTGTTGTATTGATTGTAACATAATCCATTCTTTCTCTAAAATTCCAGCTACCACTATAGTAAGCGCCACCTCCAATTACACCTCTTGTCAAATCTGCAACTGCACCCACGAATGCTTTTCCGGTATCATTCGAACCAAACGATACACCATTGCCTGTAGTAGAAGGATTTACATATTCCATATTACTTGTATAATTATTGCCAGAACTTACTTCACCGTTTGCAAATACTGATCTTCCAGAATTACCAAAAGATGCATGACCACCTCTATTCGTTCCCATGTCTCCGAAGTCTGTTGTGGCACCGCCAGTCGGTATTGCCATATATTCAATAGTATTACTACCGCCACTACTTTGTGTACCACCGGAAAAGAGAGCTCTATTAAATGTAGCTGGTGGAGCAATACCAGTAACATTTATTTCATTACCCATACTTAATCCATGTGTTGTACAATAATAGTGTAAAATAGATGGGCCATTAGAATCTGGAGTAAACGTAACTGTTGAGCCAGCTTGGCCATGTGTACCATTTACAACAACTCCTGTTGTATATTCAGTAGATCCACTATCAGATGTAAATCTAAAAGGATGAGTTGCATTAGTAGAATCACTAACATCAAACGTATAAGTTGTGCCAGCGGCCATCTGTAATTTTGGTCTATTAATTATTGCCATATCTTATTCCCTATGCCGCATTTCCAGAGTTACCAGCAGCCCCATACTGTTGTTGCATTAAATCTCCAAAATAAGTAGAGTTTCCTTGAGTAGACATATCAACTTTGTTTATATTATTATATTGATCTCCAGCTCCGAGTCCACTTGCATTACCGCCTCCTGATAATGCATGCGTTGCGTTACCAGTACCAGTATTTTCATTTATCGATGTCGCAAGAAATCCAAAAAATGCAGCGTTGCCTGGTGTTGCAATAGTTATATATTCTATACTAGATATTTCGTTATATGAGGTATTTTCTCCTCCCATTCTTAATCCATAAGTAGCATTTCCATGAGCAGCTGGTGCCTCATTTAAGTTATTATAGTAATTACCAAACGCAGAAGCATTTCCTAGAGTAGCTACCGTAACATATTCATAATTATATCCACCAATAGCATTGAATACACCATATGTACCATCTGACACGGCTGATGATCTCTTACTATACATTGACAAGTTACCAAATGAATTAGAATTACCGGTAGTTTGTATAGTTACATATTGTACATTTTGGTTATAATTACCAGCAACTAAACCTTCACCACCTGACATAAGAGCTTTTGTACCATCTGACAATCCAGCCATACCATATGATCCATTCGTATAATCGCCAAAATCTGATGAATTACCAGTAGTTGCACAAGTAATATATTTTATTTCATTGCTGTAAGTTGGATACTGATGAGTACCACCTGCAAATAACGCCCTAGTTTTATCAGACATATTACCAGCCATCCAATGATCTGCTTGATTTAATGAACCGAATGAAGAAGTATTTGAGCCTGTAGACATTTCAACATATTGTATTCCAGATAGAAGTTGCGATGGCGATTGTTGTCGACCACCAGCAAAAAATGCTCTATCACCACCGTTAACAATTGTAGGAAGTATTTCTTCTAATCTAAATATATTACCTGTTCCAGTGTTTCCATATACTACTCCACTACCAACATAAGTTTTATAACTAGTATTAGTTAAAGTTATAGTATTTTCGCTATCGTACCAAGGTCCACCATCTACAATTACAATGTGATTTCCCATACCTAAACCATGAGTACCACAATAATAATTCATATTAGCAGGAGCAGTACTATCTACGGCAAATGTAATTGTAGCACCGGCCTGGCCTTGAGTACCATTAAGCGTAACACCAGTTGTATATTCTGATGTACCACTATCAGCTGTAAACTTAAAAGGATGAGTTGCTAAAGCAGCATTACTCACATCAAATGTGTAACTTTTTTTTCTTTCAAGTTTTAATCTGGGTCTTTTAATTGCCATATCTTATTCCCTACGCAGCGTTTCCAGAAACACCTTGTACGCCTCTTGTTCTACCAACTGTTAAATCTCCAAAATCTTGAGAGTTTCCTGGAGTTTGTATTGTAATATATTCCATGGAATTCATAGGATCTACATCTCCAGAACCACCAGCTATTACAGACCGAAGACCGTTTGAAGTAACACCACAATATAATCTGTTTGTTAATAAGTCACCAAAATCTACAGAGTTACCAGTCGTTTGTATTGTAATATATTCAATTTCAGTATCAACACTAGATCCGCCTCTGCCTCCCATAATAATTCCTCTTGTTTTATCTCCTGATCCTTGAGATTCAGCTTTACCGGTATTGAGCAAATTACCAAATGTAGATGCATTGCCTGGTGTTGCAATAGTTACGTACTCCATAGTATCTGTTGCGTAGGCTTGCCCACCTGTTTGTGTCTCTCCACCAACTACAACAGCTCTTGTTGCATCTGCTACTGCTGCCGCGTTTCTTCTATAGCTAGTCATAAGGCCAAAATCTACACCATTACTCAAAGTATCAATAGTAATATATCTAATATTACGTCTAGCACCATAATCTGGTGCACCATTGGTTCCATCATAACCACCAAAAAATACACCTATCGTACCATTACTAGTACCTGTATGATTTGACTCCCATGTCCCACCTCCAGATGGAGGATAATAGTCGCCAAAATCTGCAGAGCTATTAAGCGTAGCAAATGTTATATACTCAATATTATTAGAATTACTTATCGGCGTTTGACCAGGAACACCTGTTTCGCCAGCTACAAATAATCCTCTAGTTTGGTTACTCGCGGCCGCATAATCCATTTTTGGTTCAAGCATATCTCCAAAATCAGATGCATTTCCTGTAGTACTAATATCAATATAGTCTTGTACATTATTCATAACTCCATTAATTGTATTTGAGCCAGAACCAAATACTCCTCTATCACCACCCCAAGCTATTATAGTTGCAGGATCTCTAATTATTGCTATCTTATTACCCATACCTATTCCATGTACAGTGCAATAATACATCATATTATTAGGTGCACTATCAGGTATATTCCAATACACTATTGCGCCTGGTTGGCCTTGAGTACCAACGACTGTTACACCATGCGTGTACTCAGAAACACCACTATCTGCTGTAAATCTTATAGGATGAGGAGCCATACTAGAATGACTTAAATCTAGGTAATAAGTCTTTCCTCTAATCCATCTTAATTTAGGTCGTACTACAGCCATATCTTATTCCTCTATCGCAAACACTTTACCGTAACCACCGCCGTATCCTTGGCCAGAATCAATAGATACGATAAATGAACTATCAGTCAGCATTGAACTATCACTTACATTTGAATCTATATAGCCTTCATCAATTGACATATAGTAGACATTTCCTTGTGGACCAGTATAGAGTTTACCTGTATCAACAGTCACCATCAATCGAGTTGCGTATGATCTGAAAAATGATCCGTCGCTCTCAGCCGCTACTGCACTATCACCAAATCTTACAGCCGCACTATCACCAGGTTGTAAAGCACCAACAGTCGGTGACGATGCATCAGATGTATTCAGTGTGTAATTACCTTCTGGAATACCTATTTGTATAAATCCATCTCCAGCTAATGTCAAAGTATCGTTAGTTACTTGCGGCGTATAAGTAATTTGCATTGCGTTTGTTACAGAAGAATCGGTATGTGTACTTAATGCAAAACCTGGTACACTTAAATTGTTCAAACCTTCAATGTAATTTCCATCGCTGCTATCTGCGTCAAATTGATAGGATATACTATTACCAGTAACTTTATATGATTTCTTAGCTTTTGTAAATGGTGGATCACTAACAGTTCCTTTTATAACCATAGTCGTTGCGGGTGCTGCCGCGGCAGTTGCAGCCGCCTTAGCCTCTTGAACTAATGTTGCCGCTTCAGGTTCTCCGAATGGATTAGTCTCGCTAAAATCTAAGAAGTCTTGTACATCGACATTAAATTCATCTGATTGATTAGCCGCAGTATCAGGAATTTCAACTTTACTAATTTTACGAGATGCACCTGAAGACGAACCTGTAATAGCAAGTCCCACTCCCGGCTCTGTTAAAGTTCCACTAGTACTTGATACATGAATTAAACTTAATGTCTGAACACTACTATCTTTAAACTCAGCTACTTCCCCGCTTACAATTGTTCCAGTAGAATTGGCTTGAACAGTAACGTCTTCACCTATTTCAAAGGATGTAGTAGGAAACGGTGCAGCAATTGTTACATTAGGTGGATTCGAATCATCATAAAAGTTTCCGCTATCTAAAACATTTACTTTAGTAACAGTACCACTTGCTGAATCAAAAGTAACACTTACTTGAGCGGTAAATGCTGTTTTAAGATCTGTTGATTTAGGAATAGTAACAGTTGGTGGACTAGAATAGCCTGAGCCTGCATTAGTGATGTTTATACTTGTAACTTCGCCGCCACTAATAACAGCCGTTCCTTCGGCTTGAGTGCCACCTGAATCTGGTGCGCTTAAAGTAACGGTAGGAAGTGTTGCATAAAAATTACCACCGCTATCCATGTTAATAGCATTAACCGCTCCGCCTGACAACGTTGCTGTTGCCTTAGCTTCTTGTTTAGGTGCGGCCGGAGGGTCTACTGTAACGGCCGGCGGCGCAATGTATTGATCGCC